ACATTCACAGCTTTCTGTTATGGATTGTTTTTGTTTTTCTTTTGTACTTTTTGTTCTAGTTTATTGTATAATCTTTGGGTGCTCGTAAGCACCATTTTCATCGTTTTGGCTTCTATGGTAAGATGGAAAAATACTTACACTTTTGTATGTTTTATGAGTGCTGATCGGGTTGATTTGAGAACTGACAATCAAGTTAGATCAGAAATGAGGCATAAAAACGCTGTATATGCAAGATATAGGTATTCTCGTAGAATACATATTTCCTATTCGCCAAATTATCAAAATACTGGTTATGGATGTCAATTGATTGCTAATGTCATGGGATTTTTGATAGGAGGAATGGGAGAATTTGTACCTAATTGGTTGAATGAGTTTGATAGGGATATTGTTATATCCAAGGAAGCTTTTAATCAAACTAAGGATTTTATGAATATGGATTTTGCTTCTTCAGATCAGATTGCTTCTGACAAAATCAAGAATTCTCTCAAAAAGATCGGAACTATATGGATTAATAAGAATTTGAAAATTGATCCTATTTATGATACTAGCTTTTTGTGTTGGGCCTATTTCAAACACAATCAGCAGAGAGTCGAAAGCATCCCTTTTCACAGGGTGCCCTTAATTTCATAAGACGCTTCGCATTCGGGTATCGTGTGAATGAGGTTAAACTTCCCAATCTCTCTGAAATACGAGATGATGTGGAGTTTATACCAAAACACACAGATAACGAACCCTCATACCGTCCGGTAGTGGGGGTGTCATTGGGTGTCACGCTTGGTACATTAGCTAACGTACATGCTGACTTGACTGATCCTTTGACGACATTAGGGGCGATGGGTAAGAGACAAGCTTTTCGTCCTCCTTACCCCATCAAAGTCAAACTTAGAAAATTCAAAAGATTCGTGCAACGGTGGTGTCGAAGAAATTTGACGCCACTGTCTCCGGATTCTGATTGTTCTTTTGAAACATGGATAGAGTCAGTAGCCTATCCAGAAGTTCGAAAGCAACAACTCAGGGAGTTATATGCCGAAATTCGTAGTGACCCGTACTACGATACCCATTTCTTGAAAAAGAGATCGGGCAATGAGCTAGATACGGAAGTTAGGTGTTTTGTCAAAGATGAAACATATGATACTTATAAGTACTCTCGAGGGATATATTCCCGAACTGATACTTTTAAAATTGTAGTAGGTCCTATAGTTAAATTAATAGAAAATGCTGTGTACAATACAAAATATGCTGATAATGATTTTAATAGCTATTTTATCAAGAAAGTTCCAGTGGCTGAAAGGCCCTCTAAGATAATGGAACTGTATACATCTGATGCTTTTTACGCTTCTACTGATTTTACTTCATTTGAGGGGCATTTTAAATCCTCGATAATGAAAACTATAGAATGTGTTATGTATGAATACATGATTCAATTTTTACCTCAAAGACATTTCTTTAGGGAACAATTTTTAAAAACAATTACAGGTGATAATTACTGTAATTTTTATTATTTTGTGATGAAAATTGAAGCGACACGAATGTCAGGTGAAATGAATACGTCCTTAGGGAACGGGTTCTCTAACTTGATGATAATGTTATTCTTGTGTTATGAAAGAAATTTAAAGCCGCCCCGTGGTTTTGTAGAAGGGGATGATGGTATATTTAGATTTCTGAATAAGAATAATGTTCCTACTGTTTTGGACTTTGCTAATATCGGTTTTACTATTAAAATCGAATGGCATAAAAATTTGGCTACGGCTAGTTTTTGTGGCATAATATTTAGTGAAGAAGATTTGAATAATATAACAGATCCAATTAGTACTATGATTGGATTTGGATGGACAACGCGACGTTATTGTCGAAGCAAGAGCAAGAAATTGAAAGAGTTGCTTAAAGCTAAGT